CGGGTGGCGCGTGGCAGGGACTGGGGCACGCGCGCGCCCCCACCCGACCCGCCCGCCGGCGGCGCGGAGGGGACGGGCCGCTTCGGGCGCCTGCGCCCCCGCGCCCCCGCCGGGGGCCACGGGCGTACGAAGTGGATTTCAGGACGGGCGGCTACCGCACCGTGGGGCTGTGGCTGAGCCGGGACGAGATCTACACCGTCCGGCACGACGTGGATGCGCGCGGCGGCGAGGTCTCCAGCGGCGCGTGGCGGAAGGTGCCGCTCGCGATGATGGTTTCCCATGCGTGCTGGATGGTCGCGGCGTCGCTGGGCAAGGACGGGAAGATGTCCGCGCGGATGCAGGGGGACGTCGCGGCCGTCGTGTGCCTCCTGTGGCTGCGCTCGCGCGGGCGGTTCTTCTGGGACGAGAACGAGAAGAGCTTCGCGACGAGCCTCTACTTCGACGAGGTGACGGGCGTGCTCATGCGCGTCAGGTCGGACGAGTTCATGTCCTTCCTCGCGACGGTCGCGGAGATCAACCGCGAGTCGAGCGGGTTCAAGTACCTCATGAGCCTCATCGACGACGCGGCCATGAGCGCGGACGCCTCGCAGGGCGTCGTGCCGTCGAACATGTGGGACCGGCGCGGGGACGCCGTCTATGTCTCGACGGGCGACGCGGAGATGTACCGTCTGCTGGACGGGCGCGTCGAGCGCGTCCAGAACGGGACGGACGGCGTCCTCTTCATGCGCGGCAAGACGCTCGCGCCCTGGACGCTCGTGGACGGCCCCGGCATCGACCCGTTCGCGCACGCGAAGATCTTCACGGGCGCGAGCTGGGCCGACAAGACGGGCGCGATGAACGTGCGCCTGTGGGTGCTGAACCTCTTCGCGTGCCACCAGACGAAGCCGATCATGCTCGTCACGGGCCTCGCGCAGAGCGGGAAGACGCGCATGGCGAAGGCCGTGAAGGAGATCCTCGGCGTGCGCCAGGACGGGCGGCTCGACCTCTCCGTGCAGCAGGTGGAGGACGGCGACAAGGGGCTCGACGCCTTCTGGGCGACGGTGAACGACGGCAGGCTCGAGGTCTTCGACAATCTCGACACGAAGGTGAAGTGGGTCGGCGACGCCCTGCAGAACGTCGCGACGGACGGCCAGACGAAGCGCCGGACGCTCTACACGACGTCCGGCGTCTCGATCCTGCGCGCACACGCGCACATCATCCTGACGAGCAACAATCCCCTGTTCTCGACCGAGGGCGCGGGCGGCATGGCCGACCGCCTCATCACGGTCAACCTGAAGACGAACAGGAGCGAGTCGAAGGACACGGAGCTTTCTAAGGACATCGCCGCGAACCGCGACGCCTTCCTGACGTGGATCGCGCGCACGGTGGCGGCGGCCCTCGCGGACACGACGCCCGTGGACGGGGCGATCAACCGGCGTCACCCGGACTACGGAATCTTCAGCGTCCGGTGCGGGCGCGCCTTCGGCGACGAGGCGGGCGTCGTGGAGGCCCTGGGCGCGGCCGAGGCGGAGAAGTGCCTGCTGCCGCTCCGGAACGACCCCGTGGCGCGCGAGATCCTGTCCGTCCTCGAACGGGCGGACGGGCGGATGCGCTTCACGGGCGGGCAGATGTCGGACCTGATCCTCGCGCGCCTGGACGACGGCGAGCCGGACGAGAAGGCGAAGGCGTTCTACTCGTCGCGGAAGGTCGGAAAGGCCCTTTCGCGCTATAAGCGCCAGTTCGAGACGATTTTCAACATGCTTCCGGCGCGCACGCTCGACGGGCGCACGACCTATGAGGCGACCGGCTTCACGGCGCTCGGCGCGCTGCAAGTGGATAAAGTGGATTTCAACCCCCAAAACGCAGGAGTGCGCATGGATGCGCGGGGCGCGGGGGAGTTTCCCAAATACGGGGCTCCAAATCCACTTAACCCACTTGACGCGGGGGCGTCCACACGCGCGCGCGCGGGCGCTTCCTCCCTCTTTTCGCGGGAAAAGGAAAAGGAGAGTAAAGATGAGAGCATGGATACTCCGGGATGGCCGGACGGTGGAGACGACGACGGACTGGATTTTTAGGATGAAGCGGGCACGGCAGACCGGGGCGCGCATCATGGCGCGGGCGCTCGCGGAGGGCGCGTTCCTCCTGCACGGCGACGGAACAAGCCGTTTCGTGCGGCGTGATCCCGCGACGGGTTACTACACGAGCGGTGCGCTGTCGGACGGCCTGAAGGCGGAAATCCACGCGCACCGCGAGGAGCTGCGGCTCTGGGCGGCGGAGGAGCGGGCCGACTTCGAGGCGCGCGACCGCGAAGCGCGGGCGGCCTACGCCCCCCGTCTAGGTTCTTCCAGACCCGAGAAAACGGACACTGGTACCCCAGCGGTCGCGCATCGTGACCGCGTTAACCGCAGGAAAAAGACGGTATTCCGTCACGAAACAAGGAGAAAGAGATAAGATGAATAGAACGCCCATCGACGCGCGGCCGGACCAGCTGCGCCACGCGGACTGGAACCCGCGCAGGAACATCACGCCCGGATCGGTTGCCGACCTCACGGCCTCGATCCGGGAGCTGGGGCTCGTCCAGCGCGTCACGGTCATCGAGGACCCGGACGGGGCCCGGCTGCCAGACGGCCGGGCGCGCTACGTCGTCGTGGCGGGGAACCGTCGGCTCGCCGCGTGTCGCGAGGCCGGGCTCGACCCCGTGCCGTGCGAGCTGCTGGACGTGGACGAGGCGACGGCGAAGCGCATGACGATCATCGAGAACCTGCAGCGCGCGGACGCGGACCCGGTCATGGAGGCGGAACTGATCAAGGGCCTCACGGACGCGGGCCTGACGGTCGCGCAGATCGTCGCCGAGACGGGGTGCGGGGAGAAGTGGGTCTGGCGGCGGCGCCAGCTCGCCGACCTCTCCGAAGGCTGGCGCGCGCTCGCGGAGGACGGGGGATTCACCCTCTCGGTCGACTGCCTGGAGCGCATCGCGCGCTATCCGGCGGACGTGCAGGCCGCCGCGTTCGCCGAGGCGAAGAAGGACTGCGTGCGCTGGTGGGCGGGGATTGTCAGGTGGAACAGCGTCTCGAGCCTGTTCGCACGTCGCGTGCGGCGTATCGCCGACGCCCCCTTCCCGAAGACGGCGTGCGCGGGATGCCCGCACAACTCCGCGAACGCCCCCATGCTCTTCGACGTGGATGGATCCGGCAGGGCGGCGAAGTTCGGCGACTGCCTGCGCGCGGCGTGCTATGACGGCAAGGTGAACGACCTCGCCGGGAAGGCGGTCGCCGCCGCGAAGAGGAAGGGCCTGAAGGTCGTCGCGATGGACTACCGGTGCGAGGTCCCCGATGACGTCAGGACGCGCCCGGACGCGAAGCACACGGTGCTCTACACCTGGGGCGAGGGCGGCACGACGCGCTTCGCCTACGCGGCCCCCCCGAAGAAGGCCGACACGCGCACGGAGGCCGAGAAGGAGCGCGACCGGGCCGGGAAGGAGCGCGTGAAGACGGAAAAGGCCGCACTCGAGTTCCTGAGGGAATGGGCGGGGGACGGTCGCGTGGAGGCCCTGGTGCGGGACCTCGTGGGCGAGCAGGGCGGCGTCGTCACGGACCTCGCGGGCCTCTTCACGCTCTGCGCGGCCCTCGAAGTGCCGCATTATTGTGTCGGCAACCTCCTCCGCTCGCTCGCCGTGCGCCGGTGCGCGGACCGGTTCGCGCGCCGCTGCGCGGATATGTTCGCGTGGCGGCGCGAGTGCGTCGACCGTCCGAAGTGGGATGAGGTGTGGGCCGTCCTTATGGGCTTCACGGAGCCGGTGCGGCGCGACGAATCCATGACGCTCTTCGGCCTCGTGCGCGAGCCCGTGCGGAAGGACATGCCGGCGGAGCAGTTCGCCGTCCTGGACGCCGCATGGCGCAAGGAGTCGCGCCGGCATGGCCCGTGGTTCGGGGATGGCGACGGCGCGGAGGCGGATTCTGGAATCTGAACAAGAAGGAGAAAAGAAGATGGCAAAGGCATATGTGGCGGAGGGCGCGCTCTTTCGTGACGCGCCGGTCAACGACGGGAAGACGCGCCCGGTGATGCACGTCGCGCTCACCGTGCTGGGTGTTAAGCTTGACCTCGCGGTCTGGCCGAAGGAGACGGGCAGGAACGGGACGGCCTACTGGCCCGTGACGGGGCAGTACGGGCGGAACGAGACGCGCCGCCTCGTGGACGTCCTGCCGGTCCTCGGCGGCGGGGCGCCGACGGAGGACGGCCCGTCCCGTTCCGCGCCGGAGCCCGCCGGGCGGAAGGCCGCCGCACCCCAGGCGGAGAAGGCCGGGGCGGACGAAGACCTCCCGTTCTGAGGTGCGCCGTGACGCTTGAGGAGTCCATCGAGCTCACGCGGCTCAGGAAGAAGCTGCGCCACGAGCGGCGGCTTTCGGACGACGAGATCGCCCGGGTGAACGAGATCGTCTCGGGCGACGTCGCCGCGCGCGAGCGCTTCCAGCTCGACCTGCAGCTCTACAGGCGCAGCCGGTCGGCGGCGGCGTCCGCCTCGCGCGCGCGCCGGAACGGCGGGCGCTTCGAGCTCGGCGAGCTGCCGCCCGTCGCGGATCCCGCGCGGCGCGAGCGGTGCCGCACGTCGCTCGCCGACTTCGGCACGACCTACTGCGGGCACCTCCTCAACCACCCGCCGAGCGCGCGGATGCGCTTCTTCCTGGAGCGCGAGCAGTACGCCATCGCGACGGGCGCGCTCGTCCACGTGCGCTGGCCGCGCGGGACGGGAAAGACGACGTGGATGCAGATCGGCGCGCTCTGGGCGCTCGCCTACGGCTACCGGAAGTACCTGCTCGTCATCGCGGCGACGCTGGAGGCCGCGAAGCGCCTCGTGGCGAACATCGTCCAGACGATCGAGACGGGCGCGGCGTTCGCCGAGGACTTCCCGGAGGTCGTCGTCCCCGTCCTGCGGCTCGACCGCAAGACGCAGGTGCAGCAGTACCAGACCCACCGCGGCGTGCGGACGAACATCCTCTACTCGAACCAGTTCTTCCGGCTCGCGGCCATCGAGGGCGCGGACGCGAGCGCGGGGCGCATCGAGGCCGTCGGAGGGGGCGGCGTCGTGCGCGGCAAGAACGACGGCGGCGTGCGGCCCGACATGGTCTTCGTCGACGACATCCAGAAGCAGGGGACGGCGAAGTCGAAGAAGCTCGTGGACGCGCTCCTCGAATACGTCGCGAAGGACGTGCTCGGCGTCTTCGGGACGGACGCCGACAAGGTCTGCCTCATGACGTCGACGCCGATCTGCGCGAACGACTTCTCGGAGCGCATCGCGAACGCGGACGAATACCCGTCCTGGCAGACCTACACGATGCGGTTCGTCGTCTCGTGGCCGGCGCGCATGGACCTCGTCGAGGAGTTCGTGCGGCGCTACGCGGCCGACGTCGCGGGCATGGACGCCAACTACACGGCCTCGCGGACGTTCTACCGCGAGAACAGGGAGGAGATCGAGCGCGGCGCGGAGTGCATCGACCCGCTCGCCCATTCGGACAGCGAGTTCTCCGCCTTCCACCACGCGCTCGTCCTCCTCGCGCAGATGGGGCGCGACGCCTTCTTCTCGGAACTCCAGATGGAGCCCATGCACGCGCACGACCTCATCGACGTGAAGCCGCGCGACGTGTGCCGCCGCGTGACGGGCGTCCCCGCCTGCACGCTTCCGGCCGGGACGTCCGCATGCGTCGCCTTCTGCGACGTGAACGCGAACGCGGAGGCGGGGTTCCGCTGGGGCGTCCTCGCCGTCGGGCCCGGGCGCGTGACGTCCGTCGTCGCGTACGGACGCTACCCGCAGACGGGCCGCCTCTACCCGGAGCACACGCCGGACGCGGTCGTCGACCGCTACATCTCGCGCGCGGTCGTCGCCGTCGCGGGCACCGTCGCGCGCCTCCCGCTCCGGACGGCGGACGGCGCCCGCGCCGCCGTGAAGACGCTCGTCTTCGACGGCGGATGGAGGACGAAGGCCGTCGCGGAGAGCGTGCGCCGGATCGGCTCGCACTTCGGCTTCCCCGTGGGGTGGTCGAAGGGCTTCAGCTGGCGGCAGTACCGCGTGCGCGGCATCAGGCCCGGCCTCCTCGGCGAGTTCTGCCACATATCCGCGAGCGAGAACGGCGACTTCCTCGCCGTCCAGGCGGACTACTGGCGCGAACAGGCGCAGACGGCGTTCCTCGCGGAGCCTCTGGCGCCCGGGTCCTGCTCGTTCTTCGGCGACAGCGCGGGCGCGCACTACGGCTTCGCGAGCGAGGTCTGCGCGGAGAAGCTGACGCAGAAGTTCCGCCGCCCGGACGGCCTCATGGAGTGGGACTGGGCGAAGACGGGCCCGAACCACTGGGGCGACGTCCTCTCCGGGTGCTTCGCCGTCGCTTCGATGGTCGGCCTCTACGACTCGACGGACGCCGTCGTGACGGACGCCGTGCGCGCCGAGGACGCGGACATCCCCGCGCCGAAGCCGAAGCGCCGCGTGCGCTACGTCCTGAAGCGGAGGAGGTGACGCCGTGCCGCTCCGGGAGAACCAACACGCCGAGGCGCCCCAGCGCCTGCACCGCGTCGCCGAGATCTGCGACCGCTGCGGCGCGGTCGACTCGTTCAGGGCGCGCGCGCGCCTGAACGGCGTCACCTACTGCACCTGCACGAACTGCGGCCGCCGCGCGACGCGGCAGACGCACATGCCGAAGGAAGGGAGAACGGGAAGATGAGGAAATGCGAAGTCTGCGGGAAGAGGCTCGACGGGAAGAGGCGCGCCGGGCGGCCGAGGCGGATGTGCGCGGACTGCGCGGCCGCCTTCTCGAAGTGCCGCGCCTCGGTCTATTCGCACAACGTGCGCGTGCTCGGCCTGGAGCCGACGCCGGAACGGCGCGCCGAGTGGAACCGGGAGGCCGTCGCGCGGGCGCGCGAGAAAATCGCCGCCGCGCGGAAGGCGCCGCCGCGCACGCATCCGTGCCCGTACTGCGGGAAGCCGGCGCGCGCCGCCTACTGCCCCGCATGCATCCGGGAGGGCTTCGACTACCTCCACATGGAGACGGGGCGGACGAACGGGTGGGACCGTCCCGCGCCGCCGCCGCGCGCCCCCGTCGAGGGCGGCTGGCGCGGGCGTCCCTGCGCGGGACGGTCCCTCCCGCAGCGGCTCGGCCTGCCCGCCCTGCAGTTTTCTTTATAGATTCTGTAAAGAATCCTCCCTGCACGCATTATTCGCGCCGACATCTGTGCTTTAATGGCGGCGCGATGGGCGCACAAGGAAAAATCAGGTACTGCGAGGAGCGGATCGCGGAGATCGACCGCGCGGCGGCGGCGATCGTCCGCGCGGGCACGTCGTCCGCGTCGATGTCCGCCGGCGCCGGGTCGTCGAGCTACACGCATCTGTCGCTCGCGGAGCTGCGCGCCGAGCGGGCGCGCTGGGAGGGCGCGCTCCGCCGCCTGCGCAGCCGCAACGGCCTCGGCATCGTCCGCATCGGGAGGATCTACCGATGACGTACGCGGACCTGACGGCGCGCCAGAGGGCGCGCGTGGACCGCGCCGTGCGCGCGGGCGTGATGGCCGTCGTGCGCGCCGCGAACGGCGGGCGCGCGTGCCGCCTCGCGGCGGGGTACGAGGCCGTCCGCTGGCAGACGGCGAAGAACCGCCGACCGTCCGTGGTGGAGTTCACCGGCGAGGACGGCATCCTCTCGGCGGCGAACCGCAACCGCCTCGCGAACCTCTCTCGCGAGGCCCTGCGCAACGGCCCCGCGCGGCGCACGATCGACCAGCAGCGGCGCGTCAACGTCGTCGGCACGGTCGGCGGCAAGCTGACGGCGTGCTTCCCGGACGCGTTCGCGGAGGCGCGCGACGCGGTGATGGACTTCTTCAACCGGCGCTGGGCGCCGCAGTGCGAGTTCACGGACGGCCTCCACTTCAACGACCTCCTCAAGAACGTCGTCACGAGCGTGGACACTTCGGGAGACATCGTGCTCGTCTTCGACGACGGGACGCTGTCCGGCGGGCGCGGCACGGGCCGCATCCGCGCGTTCGAGACGGACGAGATCGCGAACCTCGCGGCGGACGACTTCGCGCGCCTCTACCCGGCGGGCTGGACGCAGTCGCAGGGCCGGGTCTACGACGCGCTCGGGCGCTTCGCGGGCGTCGTCGTCTCGACGTCGCAGCGCGGGCGCGCGGAGTTCACGCTCGAATCGGGCGCGATCCCGCTCGACCGCGACCCGCTCGCCGCGCGGAACGGGACGGCCTGGGTCTACGTCGGCCGCCGCTTCCGGCTCAACCAGGGGCGCGGCGTCTCGCCGCTCGCGGCCGCGATCAACTGCCTGACGGACATCCACGAGATCGCCGCGAGCGAGACGGCGGCGGCGAAGATGAACGCCCAGCTCGTCGGCCAGATCTACGAGTCCGAGCAGGGCGCGGTCGACGCCGACTCGGTGCCGGACGCATTCCGCCGCGTCGCCGCCGACGCGGGCGAGGACGTGCCGGAGTCCGAGGTGGACGACACGGTGGAGATCGACATGGAGGCGATGGACGCCATCGGCGCGCACTTCAACAAGATGCCGCCCGGCCTCAAGATGGAGCTCCTCGACACGAAGTGCCCGAACGCGAACATGCCCGCCTACCTCGACTGGCTGCTCGGCCAGGCGGCGGCCACGATGGGCATGACGCGCGTCTACTCCACCCTGAAGGCCGAGACGAGCTACACGGCGTTCCGGGGCGAGCAGTGCCTCGCGTGGCCGACGTTCGAGGAGGCGCAGAAGGACCTGGAGCGGAACGTCTGCGACTGGGCGGCCGTCAACGCGCTCCGCTGGGCGGTGCGCGGCGGGCTCCTCGCGGAGAGGCTGCCGGACGGGTGGGAGCGCATGCTCTCGTGGAGCTGGCCGAAGGCGCGCGAGGTGGACGAGGGCGCGGCCGTGAAGGCCGTGCGCGAACGCCTCCAGATCGGCCTCACGACCTACCGGCGCGAGCTGGGGCCGGACGCGGACAGGCTCCTCGCCGAATGGGCGCAGGAGGTGAAGGACTTCGAGCGCATGGGCATCCCCCATGTCGCGCGGCAGACGGTCGCGGGTGCGGTCGTCGGGGACGACGGGAAGAAGGGCGTCGGCGACGCCGGCGGGGACGGCAAGGAGAAGGAGGACAGGAAGTGAACGGCTTCAGGTTCAGGATCGAATGTGCGGCGTCCGGCGACGCGCCGGACGCGAAGGGAAAGGCGTTTGCGAGCGGCCTCGCCTACGCGGGCGGGAAGCTGCAGCTCGGCTGGGGGTTCCCGGTCGTCGTGGACCTCGACGGGATGGAGTGCGCGGGAGCGGTGCCGCTGCTCGCGAACCACGTGAACCGCACGTCGGCGCGGCTCGGCCTCGTCACGCCGAAGAAGGCCGACGGCATGCTGACCGTCGAGGGTGAGATCGTCGCCGAGTCGGACGACGCGGACGCCATCGTCAAGCAGGCGAAGGCCGGCGCGGCGTGGCAGCTCTCGATCGGCGCGGAGGTCTTCGCCGCCGAGCTCGTCGAGGACGGCACGCGAAACGTGAACGGCGTCGAGCACGCCGCGCCGTTCTACCACGTCACGAAGTCCGCGCTGCGCGAGGTGTCGGTCGTCGCCGTCGGCGCCGACGCGGCCACGTCGATGGAGATCGCGGCGGCCGCGCACATCGTCGGCGGCTTCGCGGAGCCGAAGAAGCCCGCCCCGGACGGCGGCGCATGCGACTGGGAGGCCCGCTACCACGGCCTCCAGGCGGCGAAGGACCGCGAGATCGCGGCGGTGCGGAAGAGTTTCCAGGAATCGGAGAAGGCCCTTGCCCAGGCGAACGCCCGGATCGAGCAGCTTTCGTCCGAACTCGGGGAAGGCAAGGCGGCCCTTGCGGAGGCGAACAGGCTGCTTGCCGAGGAGAAGGCGCGGTACCAGGCCGTGACCGGCCGCGCGCTGCGCCCGGGAGGCGCGGACGACGTCACGAACTGGTCGGCGGCGGTGGACAGGTACGGCTACGCCGAGGCGTGCCGTCGGCATCCCGGCCTGAAGCCCGCCGTCACCGCAAACAAGAAGCAGTAGAAGCGAAAGGAAGAAGAAGATGGCAAGGTTTTTCCGTGTTCAGGACGCCGACCGCCCCGACCTCGCGGCGATCGGCAATGCGAGCCAGGCGGATCTGAAGGGCTATGCGTTCCCGAAGATCTTCCCGGTGATCCACGTCGGCGAGACGTCCGGCATGTTCTCCGTCGCGCCCGCCGGGCTCACGACGGCGAAGGGGACGAAGGGCCGCGCGAACGGCACCGCGCTCGACGCGACGGGCGTCACGCCGGTCGACGTCTCGTGGTCGTGCGCGCGCTTCGAGGGCCGCGCGCGCATCTACGAGAACGACGGCGCGAGCTGGGCGAGCGAGGAGGCGTGCGACCAGGCCGGGGCGGAGACGTCCCAGCGCCTCGCGTGGAACAAGGTCGAGGACGAGGCCTTCGCGAAGATCTTCACGACGGCGCGCAAGGGCGGCGCGGCGGAACTCGCCGACCACGCCGTCGTGAAGACGCTCCAGCAGAAGGCGAAGACGCTCCGCGCGTACGGACGGCCCGTCCTCGTCATGACGACGAACACGTGGATGTCGTTCGTCGAGATCCCCGAGATCCGCCACCGGCTCGAGAAGTTCGCGGGCGCCGGGAACGACGTCGGCTTCCTCGCGGCGGACGCGGAGAAGGTGCGCGCGGCCGTGTCCACGCTCATGGGCTTCGCGGACATCGTCCTGTTCGACGCCGACATCGTGGACGCGGCCGGCACGTACGACGGCCTCGTCGCCGTCCTCGGCCTCCGCGAGGCGCAGCCGAACATGCTCCAGGCGATCAAGACGCGCGCGACCTACGGCTGGGCGACGGTCTACCTCCCCGACGCGGCGACGGGCGACAAGCCCTTCGACATGCGCACGTGGTACGACAACACGAACAAGGCGAACGTCTACGACGCGGAGGCGTACGTCGGCATCGTCGAGGCGTTCGCGGCGGGCGTCGCGATGACGAAGCTCGCGTCCGCGTACACCGAGTACGCCGTGCCGGTCGTCAACGTCGCGCAGGCGGCCGGATCGTAAGGGGGAATCCGGTGGCGTCCCCCTTCGACAACCCGGCGGCCTTCGCGCCGTTCTTCCGCGACCGCGTGGCCGTGGAGGGGACGCGCGCGGGCGGCCGCCGCGTCGCCGGGACCTTCAGCGCGTGCGTCCTCGACCAGGGCCTCGACGACGCGATCGCGGAGGACTCCACCGGGGCCGTCCGGCGGCGGATCGCCGTCACGTTCATGGTCGGCGGGGACTCCTGGCCGAAGGACGGCACGGTTCCGCAGAAGGGCGACAGGGTGACGCTCGACGACGGGACGGCGTACCGCATCGACGTCGTGCGGCGCATGATGGGGGGCTACTCCTGCGAGGCGCGCGAATGCTGAAGCTCGACATGGCGCAGACCTACGACGGCCGCCCGCTCTCCGTCCTCCAGGACCTCATCGCGAAGCGCATGAAGATCCTCAACGAGGGGCGCAAGGACGCCGTCGTCGCGACGGCGATCACCGTCCTCCGCTCGCTCCGCGCGGCCACGCGGCAGCACAGGGGAAAGGGCGTGAAGGTGGCGCATGGCTGAGATCAGGTGGATCCGCGTCGAGAACGTCTACCCGTCCTACGCTTCCGGCGGGGGCGGGCACTCCCGCCGCTGCTTCCGGATCGGGGCGCGGAACGGCGCGCGCTACGACCTGCCGGGCCCCGTCGTCCAGCTCGTGCCGCCGTGCGTGCGCTGGCACTGGGCGCACGTCTACAAGTACCAGCTCTCGGACGACCTCCTCGCGCGCTGGCCGCACCAGCGGCGTCAGCAGTTCGTCGTCGCGCTGGACGACCCCGCCTTCGAAAGCTACCTGTCGAAGCGGTTCGGGAAGATCGCCCGGACGAACATGGGCGCGGCGAAGTTCGCGCTCGGCGTCGCGATGGCGAAGGTTTCGACGCGGCCCGTGAAGATGGCGCTCGGCGGGAAGAACGCCGCGCGCACGGCGGACCGGTTCACCGAGGTGCGGGTCGTCGACGCGGGGGACGCCTACACCGTGCGCGTCGTGGACAGCCTCTCCTACGCGGCGTCGGCGCTGAAGGGCGGCGCCTCCGCGGTCGGGACGGCGATGAAGAAGGCGGCGAACGGCGTCGCGGGGCGCCTCCGCAAGGCGGCGTGCGCACCGCTGCGGGAACAGCTCCGCACGCCGTTCCCGGAAGTCATGAGGAGGAGGGCAAGATGATCGAGAGGGAGATCGAGGCGTCGCTCGTGCGGCGCATCAAGGAGATGGGGCTTTCCGGCGTGAGGGTCCGGGGGCTCTGGGAACCGGCGGAGGCCGGCACGGTCAAGGGCGAGGAGGGCCGCGAGGCGGCGTGCGTCACCGTGTGCGTCTCGCCGCGGCAGTTCGAGTCGTTCGGCCTCTGCGAGGTCTCGATGGCCGTCACGCTGGAGCTCGCCGTGCGCATCGACATGGATCCGACGGGGGGATCGGTCCCGGCGGTCTGGGAGAGGCTTGCGGCGCTCCTGGAGGAATGGAACATGGCCGAGACCGGCGCGGACCTCGCCGACTTCGCCGTCGAGGGGTTCGACCCGGGCGGCGTGCAGGTGGCGGGCGGGGAGGGCCCCGCGTTCGACGGCGGCGCCTGGACGGTCTCGCAGGGCTTGACGCTGTGCGGCACGGTGCCGCACGGCGCGCACACGTAAGGCAAGAAGGAGGAAGGGAAATGGCATTTCTGGCGAAAACGGACTATTTCGGCTTGGCGGGCACCGCGCTCGAATGCACGGCCTCGAACGACGGCGCGAGCGCGTCCGTCGCCGAGGCGAAGGGCGCGGACGGGAGCGTCGTCGCGCACGAGGTGTACGGCGAGGCGCTTGCGCCGAGCTGCGACTACCTGCTCAAGGCCGACTGGACGTCGGCTGCGGGCGCGGTCAAGCTGGGCTCCGTGAAGGCGACGGGCGGCAAGAGTGTCGCGCTCGGCACCGTCGCGATCAACACGTCGGCGGGGTCCGCGCCGACGGTCGCGGCGAGCGGCGAGCAGGTCGAGGACGGCGCGACGGACGGGTGCCTCTACGAAGTCCCGGCGTTCTCCCTCCCGAAGACGCACCATGCGCACATCCTCTTCAGCGCCTTCACGCTTTCCGGCGAGGGGTGCCACCTGACGGCCGCGAACTACACGGCGAGCGCGGGCGTCACGAAGGCGACGAAGGACGGCGCCGTCCTGGCGCACGACGTCGGCGAGGGCAAGATCGAGGCCGCGGTCACGATCGTCCAGACCGGGGCGGCGGCCCCGTCGCTCGCCGCCGGCGAGGGCTGGAGCATCACGTCGCCGCTTGCGATGACGAACCCCGACGCGGACTACCCGACGTACAGCGCGACGCTGACGCGCTACCTCTCCGTGAAGGAGTAGACCGATGGTCAGCGAGATGGCCATGGAGGACGTCGAGGCGCTGCGCGCCGCCGGGGGCGACGTGCCGCCGCGCGACGCCGTGCGCCTCAACGCGCTCGGGCTGAAGGTCGAGCGCGCCTCGCACGCGCCGGACTTCGCCGCGGTCCCGCGCACGGCGGAGCTCTGCGGCCTCGTCTTCCGCGAGCCGACCATCGCCGCCGAGGCGTGGATGGAGGAGGCGTGCGGCGTCTTCGACGACGAGGACTGGCAGACCGTCCTCCTCCTGCGCGCCCTCTCGCTCTCGAAGCCGTCCGCCGCCCTTCCGGACCCGTCGGACGCGGCGGCGGTCTGCGGGGCGCTCGCCGAACTCAAGGCCGCGCTCGCCGAGGCGACGGTGCGGCAGCTCGCGGCGGCGGTCGGCTACGCGCTCCACGGCAACGACGCGCGCGCCCTCGAATACCCGGAGCCGCCCGCGCGCGAGGCGCAGGACGTCGCCGGGGAGGAAGAGGGCGTTCCCGTCTGGGCGGGCGTCCTGTACAGGGGCGCCGTGCTGCGCCTCGGGACGGTGGAGGAGCTTCGCCGGATGCGCGAGAGCGAACTCCTGTCCCTCGTCGTCTGCGCGGAGGCCGCCGCGTACGGCGAGGGGTGGAGGAAGTCGCGCCACGCGCGCGCGCTCGGCGAGTACCTGCGCGCGCTCGACGCGGTGAAGGCGCGGGCGTCACACGCCCATGCACTTCAGCGCGAAGCACACGAGGATGAACACGAGCGCGAGGACGCCGAGGGCGAACGCGCCGGGGCTGAGGGGGCCTGAAGGCGGATAGCTCATGGGGACAGTATAGCATGGCCGACGAACGCATACAAGTGACGCTTTCCTCTCGGGCGGACCTTTCCGGCTTCGCCGCGTACCAGGCCGCCGCGAAGGGCTTCGGGCGCGAGAACAAGGACATGTTCGACGGCCTCACGAAGTCCGTCGCGGGGCTGTCGGCGTCGTTCAAGAACGACTTCACCGTCGCCGTCTCGGGCGCGGCGGGCGTCCTCGGCGAGTTCGTGCGCGGCGGCCTGTGGGGCCTCCTCGGCGCGGTGGCGAACCAGGCCGTCGGCTTCGTCGTCGACCGGTTCAAGGAGGCGAAGGAGCGCGCGCAGGAGTTCGCGAACGTGCTCATGGCCGAGGTCGTCGCCGGGATGGAGGGCGTCAACGCCGCCGTGAAGGGCCTTGCGGCGGAGATCGGAAAGGCGAACAAGGACGTGGACGACTTCATCAAGACGTCGAACGGGAAGATCGCCGCAAAGGCGAAGTACGACGTCGCGCGCCTCCACGTCGAGACGCTCCAGAAGATGACGGACGGCATGAGCGACGCCGCAAAGGGCGTCGTCCTCGCGGACGAGGCGCTGAAGGCCGGCCTCGTCAGGCAGACGGCCGCCGTGGAGGCCGCCGCCGCCGAGGTGAAGGCGCTGAACGGGCGGCAGACCGCGCTCGCCGCCCAGGCGGAGCAGGCCGAGGCGAACCTCGCGGCGGCCCAGAAGGCACGCGCGGAGTTCGAGGAGACGTACTCGAGACGTCTCGGAGACCACAGCATGCTCCAGTACCTCGCCAGCCGGACGGTCGAGCAACTCGTCGCGGAGGGCATGAGCCTCGGCAAGGCGTACAAGGAACATGAGCGCGCGACGCGGAGGCTCAGGGAGTTCGAGGAGAAGGAGAAGGCGCTGATCGAGAAGCGCGGGGTCGTCGTCCAGGGCGTGGCGGACGCCGAGAAGGCGCTCGCCGACGCCACGGGCGAGCGTGCAAAGCTCTCCGCGCGCCTCAAGGACGCGGAGGGCCGGCGCGCGGCGGCGGAACTCGAACTGGAGGCGGCGAACCTCGACCTCTCCGCGAGGAAGCGCCAGGCGGAGGCCGCGCTGGAGGCCGAGAACGCGGCGGCGAAGAAGCGCGCCGACGACGAGTACTACCGCGCCGAGCTCGCGAAGACGGAAGGCCGGATCATGCGCGTGTGCAACGCGAACCGCGTGGAGTCCGCGAAGTACCTGGCCCTCTTCAACCGGCTCGTGGACGAGGGCGCGGACGAGGAGGATGCGTTCGTCAAACTTCAGAAGGAGCTGAACAGGGAACTCGGCGAACGGGCGAAAGCCGAGAAGGACGCGGCCGCGAAGACGAAGGCGCAGAACGCGGCGCAGCAGGGGCTCGCCGACGTGAACGCCCGCCTCGCGAAGGCGGCGGCCGCGCGGGAGCGCGCGGAGAAGATCCGCTCGCGGGTCGATTCCGGAATCGCGAAGGACCAGGCGGCACATGGCGGAATCAGCGGCAACGGGTACGACTACCGCCGTGACAAGGACGGGAACCTCGCCCGGTTCGACCAGTTCCGGCGGGCGCGGCGCTACGCGGACCGGGCGGCGCGGGACGAGGCCTCCGCCAGCCGCGACGGCAACGCGGAGCGCAACGCGAGGCGTGCGCGGGACATCGAGCGGCAGATGAGGCGGGGCCGGAACGTCAGTGACCGCGACCGCGACTTCCTCCGCGACTGGAACGACTTCAAGAACCAGAAGAAGCCGGAAAACGAGACGGTGAGGAAGCTCGACGAGATCAAGCAGATGCTTGAGAAGACTCTGGAGGTGAAGTAAGATGGCGCTGCTGACATCCTACACCGCCGCCAACCGGATCGTCCTTTCCGGCAAGACCCGGCGCATCACGTGCGGCGCGCCGTCCGCCCCGGTTGTTTCCGCGACGAAATCCGAGGACGGAACCATCAGCGTGACGACCGACGTGTGGTACGAGATGATCTGCCACTCCACGGCCTCCTTCGCCTATGTCGGCATGGACCTCGCCACGGCGAAGAAGTGCCGCGACGCCATGATCGCGAAGTTCATGCGCACGAAGCACGTGTGGGAGTTCAAGACCACCGTGGACGACGACAAGGGCACCGTCAAGATCGGGTGGGTGAAGTCCTCCACGGGCGCGACCGTCCAGGAGGCGGAGGTCAACCTCACGCAGGCGGGCGGACACATGTACGAGGTGACCGTCCAGGTGGATTGCGAGGACGTGCTCATGACGACCACGCCGTCGTCGGGCTCGTTTGCATGGCCCGCGTGCATGGCGGACATTGACTGACAGGGAGGGCGTGCGATGGGAAACAGACCGGGACAATTGTGTACGTTGAAATCTGGCAAGGCAATCGGTGCGCAGGCGAACTTCGCCGCGACGTTCAACTGGCTCGTGGCGGCGGTGCGGAATCTTCGCGGCGGCAAGGGCGTCAAGGTAAGCTGGCCCGCCGACGACACGCCCGAAATCGCTACAGACGGCGAGGACGGTAACAACGGAGGCGGAGGCGGCGGAGGCGACAGTACCGTAAAGGCCGTAGCCGACATAGTGGACACGCACAACGACGAAACTGGGGCCACAAACCTTGACGTGTCCTACACAGACGGAGCGACAAAGCAGATAACGATACCCGGCGGGAGCAAGATAACTTTCAACGGCACAGGGGCAACGTACACGACAGGCGACACTTTCAAGTTCAAGAGCAGTCCGTACAGCAACGTGGAGGTGGACTGCACGAACGGCAACATAACAATAGGGGTGTACTACACATGATTACCACAAAGAACGAATACGAGTTCGTGAACTTCAAGGACAACATAACCATAAACGGAGAGATTATGCCCTTGCGCGAAGGAGACCGAAAAAACCACCTGCGTGGCGAGGACCCTGCTTTCCTTCTTGAGGCGCAAGGGGAACGGTGGGCTGCTCTGTGGGGATTTACAAACACGAAGAAGCAGATGACGAAGGAGATTCAAGGGGCGAGGTTGCAAGACATCGTGCGCCAGTTCATGAGGGACGCCGACCTGAGCAACGAGAACTTCACCGCCTACTTCATAAAGAGTCAGTTGCCGACGGAGGACAAGTACGGATTGCAGTCAACACGGGTGGCCGAGGACTTGGGGCTGAGGTTCACGACGGGCGACTTCAAGAGCAAGATATGGAACTTCGAGCAGGGCAGTGAGCTGAAGAGACTGCACATGGAAAACCTGTTCGAGGACGCCGACATGCTGCGCATACCCTTCCTACACATGGAGACCACCAAACCTGGCGTAACGAACTTCTACAACCAACTGTCACTGTCCTACTCGGTCAACAAGGGTTCGCACGAGCTGGCATACCCGGTGGAGCCGAACGTGTCCCACAACGCACTGTACCAATACGTGGCCTGGGGAGAGGACTACGGGCATGACGGCAACATTGAGGTTCACGGTGGCTGGTGGGAGGCTACGGTCAACGGCGGCACGCTGTCATACAACATAAACGCAACGCGCACCAAGTGGTTGAAGCCGATTACGAGGACGATTTGCATATGCACGACGAGGGTGCAATACTACAAGGGCGGAGAGAGCCAACCAGCGCAAGACGACCAGTCAAACGTGTACGACATGTTCTCATGCCCGTCCACCCAAACTGGTTCCACCGTGACCCTTGACCTGTCTGGACTGGTGAGCGGGGCGAAGCGGTTCCTCAGCCACTACCACTTCAACAAGAAGCACTTCCCATTCTACGGACATGAGAGCGCTACGGTTCTGCTGGCCTACATAATACCAGTTTGCGAGATGGACGACCACACGCGCTGGAATACGACACCATGACGTGTAGATAGTCACTGTCCACCAAGCTGACCAAAAGAGCCAGCGATAACGAGGTGTGTATGGGTGTAATTAGAATTGAGGACTTGATGACATGATAGGAACTATCGATATCGTCGTTAACGCCGCGCATCCCAATGTTCCGCTCGCCCCCGTCTTCGCGTGGCGGGGCGCCAACTGAAATGGGATGATGTAAGGAGGCATGATGAGACTTGCGATCAAGGTCGACGAAGCGCACCTCGGCTGGCCGCTGCGGGCGGTCTGGGCGGGCGCGCTCTCCTCGCTCACACTGTACGTCGAGGACGTGCCGCCGGGCTTCACGGCCCTGGAGGTCCAGTTCGGCGCGCCGGGCCGCGCCGAGCCGTTCCGGGCCGCCGGCGTGAGGACGCTCGGCGGCGCGTGGCGCGTCTACGCGATGCCGTGGTGCTTCCCGGAGGCGTCGGACGGCGCCCTGGAGTACCAGGTGATCGGCACCGACGCCGAGGGCGGGCGCGCATGGCTCGGAACGGGCGCGCTGAACGTGCGCGCGAACAACGCGGGCGGGGCCGCCGACGCGCCCGCGATCGTCCCGGCGGACACCTACGTCCGCAACCCCGTGACGGGTCTCTACCACAAGCTCACCGCCGAGGTGAACGAGCACGGCGAGGTCACGGTCGCCGTCGAGGAGGAGGGCGTCGAACGATGAAGAAGCTTGCACTGATCGCGCTCGCGGCGCTGTCCGCGGCGCACGCCGGCCCCGACGCGCACGGCGACGGAGGGCTACGTGGACCGCACGGTCGCCGCCGCGACCAACGGGCTCGCCGACAAGGCCGACGCGGCGTACAGCGCCGCCGAAAGCCTGGCGGACGGAGTCAACAGCCTTGCGGGCACCATCGGAACCCACATCCGCGACACGAAGAACCCGCACAAAGTGACGGCGGCGCAGGTCGGGGCCTACACGAAGAAAGAGACGAACGACGAGATCTCAAACGCAATCGGCAACATCCAGTTCCCGGTTCCCTACGTGCCGACGAAGGTGGGTGAGTTCGAGAACGACGCGGGCTACGTCACGAAAGCCGTCACGAACGGCCTCGCCTCGTCCGCGTCCGTCGCCGCGACGGTGACGAACGCCGTGCGGGAGGTGGTGCGCGAGACGGGCGACCTCCTCTGGGACGAGGAGCTGCAGGTCACGTGGAAGGCGACGTTCGAGGGCGGGAGCCTCTGGTACGCGCCCGTGACGAACGTCAACGCGACGGGAAGGAGCGAATGAAGATGAAGAAACCGATACTGGCCCTGCTGCTCGCGGCCCTCTGCGCCGTCGCGTCGGCGCAGGACGCCGCGTCGGGGAGGCAGCTCTCGTTAATGGTGGACGAGGAGGGGCGGCTCAACTCGACGAACGCCGTCGCGACGGTGGCGGACCTCTCGGCGGCGGCGGCCGGCGCCCTCGTCGCAGACGCCAAGGCCGAGGCGGCGAAGGAGGCGACGGACGCCGGGACGAACATGATCGCGGGCGTCTCCGCCGCCATCGCCTCCTCCGAACTCGTCGTGTACGTGAGGGGTCGCGTCTCGTCCTTCGAGGCGGGGACGCTGTTCGGCCCCGACGACAGGATCGGGATCTACGACTTCAGGGTCCAGGCAAACGCGGACGGCACGACGACGGCGAAGACGTGGTGGTTCTCGACCGTACCCATCGGCAGTTCGGACGTGTACCTCAAATGGGCGGATTCGCTCACCAATAAGGTGTTCACCGCCGTGGACGCGGATTCCAACGTCCCCCTCGGCACACAGACGGTCGGCTCGAACACGTACCAGAACGCCTACCTCATGACGAAGACGTTCACAAGCCTCCCGCAGTCGTTCTTCCGCGTGGGGCTGGAGCCGGACGCGCCGTCGGGCGACGGCTCCCTGCTGGACATCAGGGGCGTTGCGGGCGGCTTCACGGGGACGATCGTGGCCGGTGAAACGCTTATCGTCTCGAACGGCGTGGTCATTGGGAAGGAGGCGCAGTGATGGGCACGGCGTATCTAGGCGTCATCGATTGCGTGGAACAGGCTCGCCTCGCGAACGCGGCGGCCGTGCGAGAAGCATGGATGTACGCATTCGTCATCAGCCTCATGGTGGCCGTCCTCTGCGCCGCCGTCTGGGCGGTCTGCCGCATGGTCCGCAGGAAGGTGCGCCGCCCCGCGACGAGGGCCGCGCTCGCGCTCCTCGCACTCGGCATGATTGCCTACGGCGGCACGAAGATCGTCACGGAGAAGGGCATCAACCTGACGAAGTGCGAGGTGGACGCGAAGAAGGTCTCGCTCGAATGGAACACGTCGGACGAGCGCATCAGGCCAGGCGCAAAGTTCATGATACAGGCGTCCCGCGAAGGAGGCAGTGGGTACGAGACGTTTGCCACGACAACGGCCTCGAACGCAGTCATACCGCGCTTCACGGTGGACAGGACGCACGCCTGGCGCATCGCGGTGGACGCGGGGGAGGTACAGGGGGACGAAGGGGGGGCGGAATGACGCGCGCGCTCACGGCACTTCTTCTCGTCGCACTCGCCGGGTGCGTTCCGGCGTTCGCCGACGAGGCTGCCCCGATTGACGCCACTGCGACGAACCTCTACATCGTCTCGAACACCGAGATCCGCAGGGGATGGCGGCGCGACCAGGTGATGGAGGACGGCACGAACCTCGTGGACCGCTCGGGCGTCGTCGCGGACAAGGCGGACGGCGCGGCCGTCGAG